TTTATTAAAGAAGGTACTCGTTATGAAGTAGGTACTTGGGATGAAGCAGAAGGAATAAAGATATTTTATAATACATTTATATCCACAAAAGTAGCTTTAGTGAACATGATTCAAGATGTTGCCGAAAAATCAGGTAATATGAATGTAGATGTAGTGACTGGAGCTTTAGAAAGATCAACTTACCGTATATTAGGTAAAGCTTATATGAAAGCAGGTATGGGAGACGGTGGTGGTTGTCATCCAAGAGATAATATCGCTCTACGTTATATGGCCGAAGAGTTAAATCTAGGTTATGACCTATTTGATGCTATTATGAAAGCTAGAGAAGTACAAGCTAAAAATTTAGCTACTAAAATGATTATAGAAGCGTCTAAAGATAATCTACCATTAGTAATTTTAGGTGAATCTTATAAGCCGGGTGTTGAGTATAAAGATGGCTCATCTTCTATTTTAGTAGGTCGTTACTGTGAAGCTTACGGTTCTAAATTTAAAGTTACTTACGACCCTTCCGAACCTTTTAAAGCTGTATACCTATTAGGACATATGGGTAAACATCACGATTACGATTTTCCAGAAGGTTCTGTAGTAGTAGATCCATGGAGATCATTTACAACGGATAAAAACATTAAAGTTATTCACTACGGTAATACAAGGTTATGAACTTAACACAAGAAGAGATAAGAGTTCTAAAAACTCTACAACAAAACACTCAAAAACTTACTAATGAGTTTGGTCTAATAAAACTGGCTCAAATAAGTTTAGATAAACGAGAAGAAGAAGCTATAAAGCTTCTAAATACAGTGAAATCGGAAGAAAAACAAGTTGTAGAAGCTTTAGAGAAAAAATACGGTAGAGGTTCTATTGATATCGATCAAGGTACTTTTACTCCTATGTAACACTTTCGGCTCTTTTTTACATATTTATTTATGTAGGAAAAATCTATTTTTACTAAAAGTGTTTTCGATACTCAACGAATATTTATTATAGACATAAATAATTTAACATATATAACATGGCAGAAACATTAATCTCCCCAGGTGTATTAGCAAGAGAAAATGATATATCTTTTATCGCACCAGCGCCAACTGAGGCAGGAGCAGCAATCATTGGACCAACGGTCAAAGGACCTGTAGAAGTTCCTACTTTAGTTACTTCGTACGGGGAGTATCAGAGAGTATTCGGTACTACTTTCACTTCTGGTTCATCTAAGAAAGAATTTTTAACTTCATTAGCAGTAAAATCTTACTTCGGGAACGGAGGTAACTCAGTATTAGTTACTAGAGTAGTAAGCGGTTCATTTACAGCTGCAAGCGATACAGGTATTACTGCCGCATCAGGTTCAGCACCATTTACAATCGAAACTATCGGAAAAGGTACAATCTTTAACAGTACTGGTTCTCAAAACGCAGATGGTTCATTAGTAAACGGTAACGCTGATAACCTTAGATATGAGATTTCTAATATTAATAATAGTCAAGGTACTTTTACTTTATCAGTAAGAAGAGGAGACGATAACAATAAAGGAAAAATCGTATTAGAAACATTTAACGACTTATCTTTAGATCCAAACTCTGAAAACTATATTGAATCAGTAGTAGGTAACCAATCTATTAGTAAAGCAACTGATGGAGACGGAAATGTATATATTACAACTACTGGAGAGTATGTAAACAGATCTAAATACATTAGAATCTCTGGAGTAACTCGTCAAACATTAGACTATATTGGAAACGACGGACAGATTAGTGATGTTAACCTATCAGGTTCACTTCCAACAGCTCAATCAGGTTCATTCCAAAGTGCTGATGGTAATATCGATACCACTGGAAACTTCTTTAAAGATATTAACGGAACAGATACTCAAGGTTTAGGAGATGCTACTTACTATGCAGATGCAATCTCAATCTTAGGTAATAAAGACGAATATGTATTCAACATCGTTTCTGCACCTGGATTAATCTATGAGTTCGGAGATCACAAAACTCAACTTGACTCAATCATCTCATTAGCAGAGACTAGAGGAGATGCTATTGCAGTTATTGACTTACAAAACTACGGTGCTACAGTATCTAACGTAACTGGAACAGCCGCTAACGTAAATAGTTCTTATACAGCTACTTACTGGCCTTGGTTACAGATGCTATCAGCAACCGGTAAAACAGAATGGGTACCTGCTTCAGTAGTTATCCCAGGAGTATATGCATTTACAGATGGAGCCGCTGCACCATGGTTTGCACCAGCAGGTCTTACTAGAGGTGGAATCGGTGACGTTGTACAAGCAGAAAGAAAACTAACACGTACACAACGTGATACATTATATGGTGCTAACGTAAACCCAATCGCTACTTTCCCAGGAGCAGGTATTTCAGTATTCGGTCAGAAGACATTACAGAAAAAGAAATCAGCTCTTGATAGAGTAAACGTAAGAAGATTGTTAATCGATCTTAAGAAGTTCGTTGGAGATGTATCTAGAAACTTAGTATTCGAACAAAATACTACTACTACTAGAAACAACTTCTTAGCACAAGTAAATCCTTACTTAGAATCAGTAGTACAAAGACAAGGTCTTTATGCTTTCCGAGTAGTAATGGATGATACAAATAATACCGCCGACGTAATCGACAGGAATCAGTTAATCGGTCAGATTTTTATTCAACCAGCTAAAACTGTAGAATACATCGTACTTGACTTTACAATCGAGCCAACAGGAGCTTCGTTCGGAGGATAATTTGAAATAATAATATTTATAATAAAATAAAGACATGGCAGTATTAGATCCTAACGAAATAATGTTTAGAGCCTTTGAGCCTAAAGTACAGAATAGATTCGTAATGTATATCGATAACATTCCGTCCTTTATGATCAAAAACGTAACGGCTCCTTCCTTTACAGATGAGGAAGTTAAACTCGATCATATAAACACATACAGAAAGATTCGTGGTAAGAGAAACTGGGAGAATATGGATATGACTCTATATGATCCAATCACTCCGTCAGGAGCTCAAGCTGTGATGGACTGGGCAAGACTATCTTACGAATCAGTAACTGGACGTGCTGGTTACTCTGACTTATACAAAAAAGACCTAACTCTTAATATCTTAGGACCTGTAGGTGATATTGTATCAGAATGGGTAATCAAAGGAGCCTTTATCGTAAATATGGCTCAAGGTTCATTCGACTGGGCTACTTCAGATGTAGCAGAACTTACAATGACAGTTGCAATGGACTATTGCGTATTGAACTATTAATACCTCCCCAAATACCACCAAGACTTACCCGGCTTTTGCCGGGTTTGTTGTTTTATAAAAATAAAGTTCGTATATTTATATGTAAACTAGTTTTAATTTAAATCATTTATGGAACAAGAAAAGAAATTTCCAAGTGAGGTTATAGATCTACCCTCAAAAGGACTTCTTTATCCTGCAGATTCACCTCTTAAATCCGGAACAATAGAGATGAAGTATATGACTGCTAAAGAAGAAGATATCCTTACAAATCAAAACTACATTACTCGAGGAGTAGTTATTGATAAACTTCTACAATCACTTATCGTCGACAAGTCTATAAACTATAGTGACTTGTTAGTTGGAGATAAGAATGCACTACTTGTAGCTGCACGTGTTTTAGGATACGGTAAAGATTATGAGTTTACTTATGCTGGTGAAAAAGTAACAGTAGACCTATCAGAGGTTAAAAATAAACCTTTTGACGAATCTCAGATTACTGACGGTAAAAATGAGTTCGAATATGCTTTACCAACTACTGGAGATGTTATTACTTTTAAACTATTGACTCATGCTGACGAGCAAAAGATAGATCAAGAGTTAAAAGGAGTAAGAAAGATGAACAAAGATGCATCTCCAGAAGTATCTACTAGATTAAAGTATATGATATTAGGTGTAAACGGTAATGGTGAAACTAAAGACATTAGAGAATATGTTGATAATAGATTTTTAGCAAGAGACTCTAGAGCATTTAGAAAACATGTTGCCGACATCCAGCCGGATGTAGACCTAAAGTTCTACCCAGAAGACGTTGAGGAGGGCGTCGATATTCCTATCGGTGTTAACTTTCTTTGGCCTGACGCCAACCTATAGGGTTAACGTATTTACTCAAATACATGAAATAGTATTTCACGGTAAGGGTGGATATGACTATCATACTGTATACAATATGCCGATCTGGCTTAGAAACTTTACTTTTCAAAAGATGAATGAGTTCTATGAGAAGGAAGCTGAAGAAGCTAGTAAAGCAAGTAAAGGTAAAGGTAGTACATCTATGCCAAAGGGTCCTGCAATACGTCAACCCTCATATACAACAAAGGCTCGCAAATAGCGGGCCTTCCCTATTTATATAAAAGTATACTTAAGTGGCAGACGATAATAAAAGCTCAGTAGAACGTAATAAACTTCAAAGAGAGTATAATGAGCTCTTAAAAGAAGAGGGACGTATACAAGCCGAACGAGAAGGACGTACAGCAAGCGATATCTATACTAGAGCTTCAGTAGGTAACGCTGCTAGCCTGGTATCTTATGCTCAACAGTTAACTGAAGATGCAAAAGAACAAGCGGGATATGTAAGGTCTAAAGCTGAATCTGACAAAAAACTCGTTAGCTTAGCCAGACAGTTATCTACTAGTGCAGCAAACATTACTTCGGAACTCGGTCGAGAGGCTGCTGTATCAAAACAAATACAGGACGATAGAAAACTTCAGAGGAATATAGAGATTGAGCTTGCTAATGCAAGAGCCCAGTTAACAGATCAAGAAGCCGCTGCAGCCACTAAACTTGCAGAGCTTGGAGCAAAACGTGCTCAACAACAAACCATACTTAATGGTCTTCAAGAAAGATTAAGACATAATCAAGAAATGATGGGGACTCTTTCCGGTAAGGAGTTTCATATAAAGAAAAAACTTATTGAAAGACTTAAAGAGCAGTTTGATAGACAGAAAACTATTGCAGATCAAGCTGATCTTGATTATGAATCTACTAGAAAAACTGTTGGTGAGGCTGAGCAAAAAGTAGCAAATTTAGAAGAACAATTTGATTTATCTACTAAACTTGTAGCAGACAGGGAAGCTGAGTTAAAAATACAAAAAGAGATAACTAGAGCAACTGGTGTAACTGGTGCAGTAGTAGAAGGTATTGGCGGAATAATGCAGCGCCTTGGTTTAAGATCAGGTATCTTTAATCAAGCTATGGAAGACGCATCAAATGAAATGCGTAAGTTAGCAGGTGATGCTAAAAAAGCTAACAAGGAAATATCTAAGACCGAAGTTGCAGTAGCCGGTATCGCTAAACTATTAAAAGGGCTCAAAGGAGGATTACTAGACCCAGCAGTAATAGGAGGAGCAGTTTTAGACGGGTTTTTTAAAGTAGATGAAGCAGCTACTAAACTGCAGCAGATAACAGGTCAAAATTCTATGAATATTGCCGGCATGAACGGCAGACTGGCTACTTCAGTAGACTTTTTAGAAGTTGCTGCAGAACTTACAGCTCAAACTGGCATGAATGCCCAAAACATCTTCTCATCGGATGTATTAGCTGGAGCTGCAGAACTTAAAAATACTATGGGTCTCTCCGCAGATGCTGCTGGAGGCCTGGCAATGATTGCTCAGACTACAGGAGGAAATATAGATGCTACTACTGATGCTATCGTAGATCAAACATCTGCTTTTAATGCTGCAAATAGATCTGCTGTATCTCAAGGTCAGGTATTAAGAGACGTAGCTCATACATCAGACGGTATTAAAGCTTCTTTTGCAGGTATGCCAGGAGCATTAGCCAATGCTGCAGCCGCTGCCCGTAGAATGGGAATGGACTTAGCAAAAGTAGACCAAATAGCTAGCTCTTTAATGGATTTTGAATCTTCTATTGAAGCCGAATTAGAAGCACAGCTACTTACTGGTAAAAACATTAACTTGGTTAAAGCAAGGGAACTTGCTCTTAATAATGATTTAGCTGGTCTAGGTAAAGAATTATTTAAAAACTCCTCAGATTTAGTTGAGTTTGGTAAAATGAACCGAATTCAACAAGAAGCACAAGCTAAAGCTTTAGGTATGACCCGTGATGAACTCGGTAAAATAGCATATCAAAGAGCTATAGAAGCTGGTATGACAGAAGAACAAGCTGAAGCAGCTGCAGGAGTTAGAGCGGAAGATATGAAAAGATTAGCTGCTCAGGAAGCGTTACAACTTGCCGCAGCGAAATTAGCCCAAGCATTCGCTCCTGTACTAAGTATTGTTGGAGATTTAGCTAATGCTATTGCACCTTTTGTTGCATTTTTAGCAAAAATAGTAGGATTCGTTGCAGGAAATACTTTAGGTAAAATAGCTATTGGGGCAATTGTAGTAGCAAAAGCTTTTGGCGGAATTAACGGTGCCGTATTCGCTCTTGGGAAAGGTATTAGAGGAATAGGTAAGTCCATGATGGATGGACTAAAAAGTATAAAAGAGTACGGTAAATCTCTTTTGAAAGCTGTAAAAGACCCAATGGGCAGTTTAAAGAAACTTCAAGAGTCTTTTAAAGCTGGTTTAGGGGACAAAGCAGGAGAATTAAAAAGAGACGCTCAAGGTAGATTGAGAGATGCCAAAGGAAGATTTGCTAAAGATCCTTCGAAAAGTAAAGTTAAAGAGTTAGCTAGTAAAGGTAAAGATAAACTTAAAGACTCAACTAAATCAGGTAAAAAAATAAAAGACTCAGTAACAGGAAAAACAGGAGATAAAGTAGGAGATTTATCTAAAAAAACATCAGATGCAGCTAAAAATGAACCTAAAACAGCTGGTAAGAATATTAGAGAGTTTTTAAAGAACTTAGGAAAAGGAATAAAATCATTCGGCAAAAATGCTACAGTAAAAGATATTGGTAAGATTGCATTAGCAGGAGCAGGATTCTTATTATTTACCGCAGCAGCT